TGGACATGGATATGGACATGGAAGCAGAACCTGAAGTTGAATCATTTGCGTTTGAAGCAGACGAAGCAGACGAAGAAGCTGAAGAACTAGAAGAAGCAGCTGATCTACAAAAAGTAGGAAAAGACGGCGCAGTACACCCAGTTGCAATGCCAGCAGGCGATGACGGAAAAGCATCACCAGTAGCAGGTAAAAACGACATGGGCGGCGTAGCAGTTGATCCAACTAAAGACAGCAAAGGTTCTGACAAAGGTTTATCAGATAAATCAGCAAAAGACATGGGCGTTACACACCCAGGCGATGGTGCAAAACTATCACCTGAGACACGCGGCCACGGCGCTGAGAAAAAAGGTAAAACTGCGTAATGTTTACGTTAAAAGAACATCTTTCATTTGACCAAGCAAAAATTGTCACTGAAGCCGTGGATAACGGCAAAGGTGGCAAAAACTTGTATATGGAAGGTATTTTTGTACAAGGCGACAAACGCAACCAGAACCAACGAGTTTATCCTACATCAGAAATTGCTAGAGCGGTTACATCCGTTCAAGGAAAAATTGATGAGGGTTTTACAGTATTAGGCGAAGCTGACCACCCAGATGACTTACAAGTTAATTTGGACCGAGTATCACACATGATTGAACGTATGTGGATGCAAGGTAATGATGGTTATGGACGACTAAAACTATTGCCAACACCAATGGGACAGATATGTATCACCCTATTGGAAAATGGCGTCAAACTAGGTGTATCATCACGCGGTAGTGGAAATGTTACAGAAAGTGGAAATGTAAGTGACTTTGAGATCCAAACGGTCGATATAGTTGCAAACCCGAGCGCACCAGATGCGTACCCGGATCCACTTTATGAACAGATTATGAACGGCAAAAGAGGGAATATTTTACTCGACGTTGCCAACGCTACTAACACAGATGGTGCAGCACAAAAGTATCTCCAGGAAGAGGTACTAAAGTTCATTGAATCACTAGATATTAGGAGAAAGTAATGGCTCATGCAATAGAACAACTCCTAAGTTCAGAAGTCCTAAGTGAGGAAGTGCGTTCAACACTTTCGGAAGCTTGGGAAGCTAAAATGACAGAAGCTCGTGAAGAGATCACAACAGAGCTGCGCGAAGAATTCGCTAACCGCTACGAAACAGATAAAGAGCAAATGGTGTCCGCACTAGATGCTATGTTATCAGAAACAATTAAAAGCGAACTAGTAGAATTCCAAGCAGATAAAAAAGCAGCAGTTGAGGCTCAAGTAGAGTATAAAAGAAAAATAGCAGACCATGCCGAGTTACTCGATGGTTTTGTAATGGAAACTTTGAAAAAAGAAATTGCAGAACTACGCGAAGACAGACAGCTACAAGAAGGAAACTTCTCTAAGCTTGAAGATTTCGTCATGGAACAATTAACTTCAGAACTTAACGAATTCCACCAGGACAAGAAAGACCTTATTGAACAAAAGGTAAAACTTGTCGCAGAAGGTAAAGATATGATTACCAAAGCAAAGAAACAGTTTGTTGAAAGATCATCTACTAAATTAGCTAGCATTGTTGAAGCAACACTATCAACAGAGTTAGGTATGCTAAAAGAAGATATTAAACAAGCTAAAGAAAACATGTTCGGCCGCAAAATATTCGAAACGTTTGCAGCAGAATTTATGGGATCCCATCTTGCAGAAGGTACACACATTTCAAAACTTTCAAACGAACTTTTAGAAGTGAAGAGTCAACTTGACGAATCACGTAAAGAGATCAACAATAAAGAAGCTAAAGTAGTCAAAGCACACAAAGAAGTTGCAATGATTAATGAAAGCCGCGCACGTGAATCAGCTATGACTGACTTGCTTGCACCTTTATCAAAAAATAAACGTCAGCTAATGTCAAACTTACTTGAATCAGTACAGACATCAAAACTGAAGGTAGCCTTTAACAAGTACCTACCAACAGTGTTAAATGAATCAAGCACTAAAACAGAAGCTAACACAACAAAGCTAACTGAATCTCAGAAGACTGAGGTCACAGGAAATAAACCAGCCAGTAAGCAGGAAACCGCAAACGAAGCTGAAATTATTAACCTTAAGAAATTAGCAGGTATCATTAACTAAGGAGTATACCATGTCACAGAACCTATTTGAAAATTGGGGTGTAACTAAAGACGCCCTAACTGACGGTCTTACAGGCAACAAAAAGGTTGTAATGGAATCAGTACTAGAAAACACTAAACAGTACATTTCAGAATCAGCTCAAGCCGGTACAACTATGTCAGGCAACATCGCAACACTAAACAAAGTAATTCTACCAGTAATCCGCCGCGTAATGCCTACGGTTATTGCTAACGAATTAGTTGGTGTTCAGCCAATGACTGGCCCAGTAGGCCAGATCCACACTTTGCGTATCCGTTATTCACAAGCAGCAGCAGGCGTTGCAGCTGGTGATGAAGCACTTAGCCCATTTGCAATTGCAAAAGGTTATTCAGGCGATGCAGCAACTGGTGGTCCAGCAGCAACATCTTCACTTGAAGCTGAAGCTGGTCGTAAGATGTCTATCCAAGTCCTAAAGCAAACTGTAGAAGCAAAAACACGCAAGCTATCAGCACGTTGGACATTTGAAGCAGCACAAGATGCTAACTCAATGCACGGACTAGACGTTGAAGCAGAAATCATGCAAGCACTTGCACAAGAAATTACTGCTGAAATCGACCAAGAAGTACTAACTTCACTTCGCGCACTAGCAGGCGCTGCAACAGACACATACGACCAAGCAACTGTATCAGGTACAGCTACTTTCGTAGGTGACCAACACGCAGCATTAGCAGTTCTAATCAACCGCGCAGCTAACCTAATCGCAGCACGTACACGTCGCGGCGCAGGTAACTACGTTGTTGTTTCACCAACAATGCTAACAGTACTACAGTCAGCAACTACATCAGCATTTGCACGTACAACAGAAGGTCCTTTCGAGGCACCAACTAACACGAAATTCGTGGGTACACTAAACAACACAATGCGTGTATTTGTAGACCAGTATGCTTCAGACGCAACACCAATCTTGGTTGGTTATAAAGGCGAAGGCGAAATTGACGCAGCTGCGTTCTATTGCCCATACATCCCGCTTATGTCTTCAGGCACAGTACTTGATCCGGCAACTTTCGAGCCAACAGTGTCATTCATGACACGTTATGGTTATGTAGAGCTAAACAACCAAGCTTCATCACTTGGTAATGCAGCAGACTACCTTGCGAAAATTGACGTTACATCAGGTAACCTATCATTCCAGTAAGAATATTACTTTAATGCAAAAACTAAACAGGCTCTTAGGAGCCTGTTTTTTATTGAACTTTTTTATAAAACAACTAAAATAATAATATGAAAACAATAACCAGCGTTTTAATTTTGCTTTTCGCTACATCAATACAAGCAGATACAACAGTTGCAGAGTCAGTAATAGCACCACATGTTGATACAACACAATCAATTGATTGGATTGGAAACACTGAATGGTCAGCAACATTAGAAACAGAGACAAAGTCAAGTAAGTATTACGGACATTTGTCAACTTCAGTTCCAATTTTAAACGATCTACTAAATATTGATTGGTCTGGAAAGTGGGAAATTGCTCCAACAGTGGGCGGTTTACAAAATTTTGATTCGCATAAATTAGGTGTAAGTAAGAAATTAGCAAATGGACTAGAGCTATACGTTGATAATACTTTAACTAAAAAACTTAAAAGAACAGAAACATTTGTTGGATTAACTTTTTCTTGGTAACCTAACTAATCAATATAAAAAAGGGTCCAGTTGGGCCCTTTTTTGTGTGTATATATTAAATATAAATTTGGATAAATACTATTTGTAAAGAGAATAAAAGGAAGGTAGTGTATGTCAACAGTTATCAAGCCACAAGGCGGACGCCTAGTAGTTAAAAGTATAAATGATTTAGATCTAAATTTGCTCAGCAATGCTGATGCAGCTTTATACGTCCAAGGCGGTCAATATATCGATGGACATTTATATGTCGGTGGTACACTAATAGCAAACGGCGATGTAATTACATTGGGAAATGCAAACGGATCTTTAGCATTAAATGCTAATATATCAAGTGATGTAATTCCAGGCACTACTAAGTTATATGATTTAGGAAGTAGTACCAACGTTTGGAAACAATTAAATATTCAAACAGTAACGTTTAATAAAACACAAGAAACTTCAAACATCAGCGCAACTGCATCACTTTCAGCAATTGATGCAACAACTAGTACAGCACTAGTATTAGCAGATGGCGAAGAAGGCATGGAAAAAATTATTACTGTAGCAGAAGCAATATCAATCAATGTAATTGTAACACCTACTAATGGAGCAGGGTTTACTTCAATTACATTTACATCGCATGGAGACACAGCACGTCTTATTTTTGTCGGTGGCGCATGGAATATTTTATCACACTTCCGGTCAAGTATCAACGTATAAGTAGTTATACACGAAACAAAAGTAACACAGCCCGTTAAGGCGGAGTTAAAAAGGGAAGCAGAATGTCTATTAATATAAACCACAATAGTGGTAAGATTTCAACAGCAAATAAAGATTTAAAATTAGATGCTAATGGAATTGACTACAACGTAAATGTCCAGGATAGCAGAATTACAAATCTGCTCGATCCCGTCGACAGTCAAGACGCTGTTACAAAAATATTCCTAGAAACAAAAATTGCAGAATTTGATAACAGCAATGATGCTGATACTTCCGGTCTATCACAAATTATAGAAAACATAAGAGTAGACACTTATGTAAAGTCAGTAGATTTTGTCTCTGACATTTTAGTGGGCGGCGCTGGTCTAACAGCAACCCTAACCACTACAGTAGTTGGTAACGCAAATAGATACACAATTAACTGGGGTGACGGAAACACAACCACCGCAACACCAGATGCAACTCCTACTCACATATATGCTAACAAC